GACGCCGCCGACGCCGAAGAGGACGCGATCTTTGCGAACTTCTCGGCCAACGTCCTCGGCATCACCTCTGCCGTCGCTGCGCAGTAGCGCCCCCCTCCACTCCCGCAGACCACCGCACCGAGAGGTTGAGCCGAGAAAATGGCTGACTACATCGAGTCGATTCCGTACTTCGACAACGGCGACTCCATTACCGGTTGGGCCTCCGCAGCCATCGAGGGCGGACGGTTCCTGATGATTACCGGCGCGACCACGAACGGGCTCGCGACGGTCGCTCACAACGACGGCACCAAGCCCGCCATCGGTGTCAGCGCGCACAGCGCCGACATCGGGTTCCCGGTCGGCATCCACCGGGCCAAGGAAATCCTCGCGCCCGTGACGTGCAGCGCCGCACTGACCGCAGGCACGGCCATCAAGAGCGACGCCACCGGCCAGGCCGCGCCCGGCACGGTCGGCACCGACCTCATCCAGGGCACCGCGTTCGATGACGCGGCCTCTGGCTCGATGGCCCCGATCGACCGCGAAGGGAGCGTGTGGGCCAAGTAGGCCCACAGCTTTCCTCGCACCCCCAAGTCCCCCGTTCCTTCCCGTCCCTTCTTGACCCAAGGAGACACCAGTGCCCACCCCGATGAACAACGTTGGGACTGACTTCCTCCCCCCGATTACCCCCAGGGTCAACGGGCGGGAAGTCACCCTCGACATGTACCTGAACGCCCCGCTCCGGGTCGCGCAGGACGTGCAAACGCTGTCCGCCGACTACTTCATCGCGGACAACGTGTTCGCGCCGGGTGGTCAGGCCAGCGGTGGCGCGGTCCTCTACGACCAGGTGATGCAGGGCTTCTGGTTCACCGGCCGCGACGTGCAGCAAGTGAACCCCGGCCAGGAGTTCCCCCTGGTCGATGTCCAGGTGCCTGTTCCGCTGACCGCGATGGTCGCCAAGTGGGGCGGTGCCATCCAGTTCACCTACGAGGACATCCGGCGCAACCGGATCGACAAGCTGGCCCAGGGCCTCTCGCGGCTGCGTAACACCATCACCCGCAAGGTGGACACGGTGTCCATCGCGGTGCTGCGGCAGGCCCCGATCATCAGCCAGGTCGCTTCGGCCAGCTGGGCGACCGCGACCACCGCGATCGTCAAGGACATCCTCACCGGCACCACCGAGGTCGAGAAGTACGAGCTCGGTTACAAGATCACCGGTGCTCTCATCAGCCCGAACACCGAGCTGAACATGATGACCAACAGCGACCTGCTGGACAAGGTGTGGAAGGCGGGCGTCAACAGCCCCACGCCGAAGTCGCCGCTGGTGAGCCGTCAGCTGGGCCAGCTGCTCAACCTCAACTGGTACGTCACCCCGCGTGTGACGGACGACGAGTGCATCCTTCTCACCGAGAAGATCACGGGCAACATCAGCGACGAGGTGCCGCTTTACACCCGCGTCGTGGACGACCCGCAGCGCGAGCGCAAGCTGGTGATCGCCGGCCGTCTGACGGTCCCGTACATCACCAACCCGAAGTCCTGTGTCCGCATCACCGGCATCAACGGTGGCGCCCTCGGCACCCCGGCTCCGGGCACCAACCAGGACTGACGGCGCGCTTCCTAGCGTCCGATCGAGAGAGCGGAGAAACCAAGCATGGCAGGCGCACGCGGACGCTCCGGGGCTTCGGCCTCGGAGCAGGACGAGACCCAGGAGACGACCGACGAGCGGGTCACCGCTGTTGTCGTCAACGACATCCACTGCTGGCAGGAGCCGCTGCCCGGCCGTCCGGGCGAGTTCATGCACATGCGGGCGTACAAGGGCAACACCATCAAGGTGACGCCCGAGGAATTCGATCGCGGCCAGTCGCTGCTGTCCCTGGCGGCCCCGGAGGTCGCGGAGGAAATCACCGAGGCGCTGGAAAACGCGCACGGCCCGGTGGACGACGAGACGTTGGCAAGCATGAACGCCAGCGAGCTCATCGCCTACGTCACGCAGAACCCTGACGAGCAGATGCGCGTCGCCACATTCGAGCAGGGCCGCGAAGGCGGCGCACGGCCCGAGGTGCTGCAGGCGGCCGGGGCCGGCGAGCAGGAGTAATGCCAGCGCCTTTCGGCGCAACGGTGGCCGGTGTTCGCGCCCTGGTTATGACCGCCGCTACAGCGGATGGTGTAACGCGAGTGGGTGCGGCCCGGCCGCCGCGTGTGTCCGACACTCAGGTGGACCAGTGGCTCGAGGAGGGTGGCAACCTCATCCTCTTTGAAATCACCGGTTACGAGTCGCTGCCGCCGGTCGTGCTGGACACGGTGGAAACGACGGCTCGCGGGCTGCTGCAGCTGTACGCGGCGTCCTACCTGGCGGATGCATCGCACCCGGAAAAGGCCGGTGGTGCTGGCCGTCTCGGTGACAGCTACTGGAATCGCTACCAGCAAGGGCTGGTCAGCCTGTCCGCGTTCGTGACCAAGGAGATTGACAAGCTGCGGCTGTCCGAGAGCCCGGAGGTTGGGCCTACGGACTTCGGGGCTGGTGGCAATTTCCCGCCCAGGTGCCAGCAGAACCGCTGGCTCACTCGCGGATTCTGACAGGAGGCGGTCAATATGCCAGCGGCAAGACTGCCGATCATGCTGGACCGCAGCGGCACGTTCACGCAGACATTCACCCGGACAGACGACGCCGGAAACCCCGTCGCCATCGGCGGCCAGGGTGTCGTCATGACCGTCTACGACGGGCTACACAGCACCGTGGTTTGCACCCTGACGGACACCAACGGCCGCATCGTGGTCGAGCCCGGTGGTGCGGTCGGGCAACTAGATGTGACCGCGCAATCCGGTGACACCGGTTCGCTGCGCAAGACCGGCATGTACCTGCTGCAGCTGGTGGCCACAGACGGCACACCGACAGACCTGTTTTACGGGCCGGTGCGGCTCGGCTGGCGAGGGATGGGGATATGAGCATGGACCAGGCGCTACCAGTCGGCCACCGGCCAGCTGAGCACCGTATCGAGCGGCAGTGTGAAAGCTGCGGCCAGTGGGACAAGGCACCCCGCCACATCCACACCGACGACAAGGGCCGCGACCACCTCAAGCACCTCGACTGCTGCGCCGCGGACGGCTGCCCGGCACCTGGTGACCACGCCGCTGCCTGCCACAACCTGCTCGCCCGGCACGGCCACGTCAAGAACGACGAGCTGGTGGCCGCGCTGCGCGGCATGGGTCCGCTCGAGTTCTGCCCGGACGAGCACGAAGCCCGGCGGCAGCACCGGCTGCGCGCCGACATCACCGACGAGCACCTGACCGCATTCCTGCAGGGCGCTGCAGCGGCACAACCGCAGGAGGGCTGACCGATGGGTTTGACGCAGGCTGAGGCGCAGCGGCTTCTGGACGCCCACAACGGCACGGCCGCGTACACCCCGCCGTCCGGAGCGAAGAAGGTTGCGCTCACCACGACGGTCGGCACCGCGACGGCCGCCGGTAGTGAGGTCGTGGGCGGCTCATACGGGCGGCAGACCATCACGGAATCCGCTGCAGCTGCAGCCACCCCGGCCACCTCATCCAACAGCGGCACCCTCACCTGGGCTGGTATGCCTGCGGTGACGGTGGACGGTGTGGATGAGTACGACAGCGGGGGTACGCCGTTCCGCAGCGCCACCGCGCCGCTGACGAGCAGCAAGACGACGAATGCCGGCGACACGTTCTCGATCGCCACCGGGTCATACGACAAGAGCATGGGCGGATAGCGAGCCACCCGTGGCTCTCCGCGAAGCATTCCTCGACGGGCCTGCCGGTGTTGCGCTCGACACGACCAACAGCGGCGGGCCGGACCAGTTTGACAAAGTAGCGGCAGCCACCACCTCGACGCTGGCTTTCAGCAGCGACGTGCTGTACGAGGGTGCGACCACCCTCAAACTCACGCCTGGCACTGCAGGCCAGGTGCACGCGGACATGACTGGCTATGGCCAGGCGGCCTCGCTGTCTTTCAGGCTGCCACTGCAGATCGCGCAGCTGCCCACTACCGGCAACATGGTCCTGTGCCGGTTCGCTAACAAGAACAACGGCAACCATTCCCGCGTCTCGGTCACGCCGTCAGGGCAGGTGATCCTGCAGTACGGCACTGGTAACGCGATCGGTGCGACCTCGACTACCGTCCTGACGCTCAACGAGTTTTGGCGGATCGAAGCTCAGGCCACCAGCACCGGCACTGGTGCTGCCGCCAACAGCATCACGGCCCGGATTTACGACCCGACCGGCGCACTGGTCGAGACGATCACTCACAACAACTTCACGGTGCCTGCCACCGGCATTGACGCGGCGCTGCTCGGCCAGGCCGGGTCTGTCGCGCAGACCGCAACCACCTGGTACGCCGCCCGGTGGGCTGTGTCGGACCTGGGCTGGATTGGGCCGCCGACCCTTGATGGTGGCGCGGTCAGCATCACTGCGCCTGCAGCGTTGACGGTTGGCGGCACGGTCACCGCTGGTGGTGTGTCAGGTGCGGTCACGATGGCCGCACCAGCCTCGTTGACGGTGGACGGTGGAGACACCGAGCTGGCGGCCGTCGCCATCAGTGCTGCCGCCGCGCTCACCGTCGCGGCGTCGGTCGCTGAGTTCGCAGCGGTCACCATGCAGGCCCCGGCCGGGCTGACCGTTGCTGGTGCGATCGACCGCCAGGGTGCGGTGACTCTGGCCATCCCAGCATCGCTCGCGGTCGCCGGGATACGCGGCGTGGCAGGCGCTGCATCACTCACCTTCCTGGCCGCGCTCAGTGTGCCGGCGAGCGTCACAGAATCGGCCGCCGTCGCCCTGTCCGTGCCCGTCGCGCTCACTGTCGATGGGCTGTCTGGCAAGACGGGTGCTGTGGCGCTGACCGTCCCGGCCGGGCTCACGGTCGCCGGCATCCGCGGGCTATTCGCAGCTGTCAGCCTGACAGCCCCTGCCCGGCTGACGGTCGCTGGTGCTCTCCTTGCCAGTGGTGCAGTGCAGCTGCAGTTCCCGATGGACCTGCTGGCCGCGCCGCTGGTGCCGGGCTTCTACCTTCTCAACCCGTGCGATTGGGATTTGGTTGACGCCACCGCGATCGACGGCACGAACGCGCAAGACCAGTTCGGTATGTGCAACCAGTGGGACATCATCAACACCGGCCTGTATGTGGACAAGAGCACCGACCGGTCGGCGCTCGCTTTCCCTGGTATCAGCAGCCTGCACGGCAAGCTGGCCGCGCAGATCGCCAACTATCTCGGCTGGGACATGCTGAACGGCGCGAAGCAGTGGCTGCAGTGCGGTGAGGTGTGGGCCAGCTGGGACATGCTGCTGCACGCATATCCGGGTGACGGCCGTATCCGGTGCGTGCAGCTACTCGACCAGGCCCACAACCAGCGGATCAGTGTCAGCTTCTCCACCACCGGAGCGCCCGGCATCCGCAACACCTCATCCGGCGCGGTGACCTCAGCGGCGCAGAAGGTGGCGCTGGGCACCTGGTATCACTACGAGTTCCACGCGAAGATCACCGGCACCGCGACCGCGACCTGCGACCTCGACGTGTATACCGCCGCCGATATGCAGCTGTTCGCCAGCCTGTCCGGTGTGAACCTCACGAGCCTGACCGGCACCACCGCGATCGGTGGCCTATGGGTCGGTGCGATCAACTCCGCATCCGCCACGTTCGACGGCTGGCTGATGCGCAACCTGCAGGTGTCAAGCGTGGAGAACCCTGGCGTGTTCAACCCCCGTGAAGGCTTCGGTTGCGCACTGGTGGCAGCATGACGCTCTATATCCGGTACAGCACAACCGGTGTGCCCGAGGCAATCTCACGGCTCACGAAACTCGACCTCGCCGGCCGCGACCTGACCCTGGCGTTCTTCGCCATCCAGCAGCGGCTTGAAGGCTACGAGAAGCAGCAGTTTGACAGCGAGGGTGCGTGGGGCTCCGGTGGATGGGCACCGTTGAAGCCCGCATACAAAGCGTGGAAAGACCAGCATTTCCCCGGCATGCCGATCCTGCAGCGCACGCAGGCGCTAATGAAATCGCTGACCGAGGAAGTGGCCGAGGGCGCGATCCGCGAGATTGAACCGCACATGATGGTGTTCGGCACCAGCATCGAGTACGCGAAATTCCACAAGACCGGAACACCGAACATGGTGGCCCGTGACCCGCTGCCTGCGCCACGGGTCGGTATTCGCGGCTTCTTCACCCGCATCATCAAAGACACGATCATGGCGCAGATCACCTGGGAGCAGTCGGGCGGTTTCAACGGCCCGCATATCAACGAGGACTTGAGCACACCATGATGGGAAACGACGGGGCTGTGGCCCTGGTGATCGCCAGCATCGCCGCACACTACGAGGCGCGGCTGGCGATGTTGGAAACCGAGCTGGGCGCGATCCCGTACCAGGTGGCGATGGTGCCCGTGTTCATTTCGCCGGCGCAGGTCGGTTACGACAGCGTGGCGCTGGATGAGTGGCCGTTTCTGCTGGTGGTGCCGCAAGGCGACCCGCAGCTGCAGCGCAGCGGTGTGGACGACGACGGCGCGATCAAGTACGACGTGCTCTACAACATGATCGTGTTCGTGTGGGTGCGCGGTGACAGCTTCCAGTCCACCGCAGCGGTGCGTGGCCGGATGGCGAACGTCGTCAAGGAGTGCTTGCTGGCACATCAGAAGCTCTCCGACGTGGCCGGGGTCGATGAAACCTCGATCACGGTGCGGCACAGCAGTGTCGCCCCGGACCCGGACCATGCGGGCAGCACGGTGAGCTGCGCCGCGATCAACTTGCGGGTGCGGGTCAAGGAGCGGCTGCAGCCCGCGAACCCGGATTACGGCCCGGCGCAGACGGCGAAGGCCGCCAACCAGCTCCTGCCGTAGCTCGGCGACACGCCGCACCGGAGTATGCCTCCGGGCTTGCGGCATGTGTGCGGCACAAGATGGTGACTGTGAGTGACCAGTTCGTGACGGTGTATAACCGCAGCGACCGGCCAGCCCTGCTCGATGCCGAGGGCCACACGCTCGGCGGCGGCGAGTACGGGACTGCCCGCGAGAACGACCCGGCCGTACAGCTGGCCTTCGACACCGGCTCTCTCGGTGTGGTCGAGGATCCGGGCGGCGACCTGTCCGGGCTCCTGCCAGAAGCCGTCGCGGCGTTCGAGGCCACCCGCGCCGCCAACGCTGCCAGCGCCCCGCGCACTCAGCGCAAGAGCGTCACCCCCGCCCCTGCCGACGACGCCGCGAGCGGCGACGCCAGCGCCGAGACGACCAAGGGAGCCTGACCCGTGCCCGGCGTCAAGACCAAAACGACCATTGCCAGCGGTCCCGGCCCGAAGGCCGCCGTTTCTGGCACCTCCTACTTCGTCACCGGCATCACTGAGCGCGGCCCGATCGACAAGGGCGTGACCATCCACTCGATGGCGGATTACGTCGCCACCTTCGGTGACCGCCAGGCGTACTGCACCGCGTACGACGACCTGCGCTGCCACTTCGAGGAAGGCGGCATCGAGGCTGTCGTCGGCCGTGTCGTCGGCGCAGGCGCAACCATCGGCAAGCTGGTCTTGCAGGACCGCAACGCGGCCCCGGCCCCGACGCTGGAAATCGACGCGCTGTACGTCGGCCCGTACAGCTCCCGGCTGTCCGTGCAGGTCACGGACGGGACTGTCACCAACACCTTCACGCTCATCATTCTCCAGGACGGCGTGCAGGTCGAGTCGTTCACCAACATCGCCAACCCGGCTGACGCGGTGACCCGGCTCAAGTCCAGTAAGTACGTCGTGGGTGTGGACAAGAGCAGCGCGAGCGTTGCCCCGGCGAACAACCCGGCCGTACTCGCCGCCACTGCTCTTACGGCCGGCGACGACAAGCGCGGCACCGTTGCTGCCGCCGACTACGTTGCTGCGCTCGCCCTGTTCGACAACGAATGGGGCAGCGGCATTGTCGCGATCCCGACGCAGCCAGCTGCAGCGGTCGGCGCAGGCATCCTCGCGCACTGCCAGACCTACAGCCGCATCGGCCTGGTCAGCGTCCCGGCCGGGTCCGCCCCGGCCGACGCCAAGACCGCTGCCGCTGGGCTCATCCCGGCCGGTCCTGGCGGTGAATACCTGGGCCTGGTGTTCCCAGCCGTCCAGGTGCCGGACGATGCGGGCGGCATCCGCACCATCGGCCCGGAGGGCTACTGCGCCGCGAAGCGTGCGATGGCGTTGCAGCAGAACGGTCACCCCAACCAGCCCCCGGCCGGTGTGTTCGCTGCCGCGAAGTACGTCACGGGCGTGGACTACAAGGTGGACCAGGCGACCGGAGACGACCTCGACGCCAACCAGGTGTCCGCGATCCGCATCATCGCCCGCAAGGTGGAGCTGTACGGCTGGCGCTGCCTCTGCCAGTCGAAGGACGCAGCGGACTACCCGTTGCTGTCCTACCGCGACCTGCTCAACTTCACGCAGGTCGCCGCGGACGCGGCGCTCGAAAACTTCGTGTTCCGCAACGTGGACGCGGGTGGTCAGCGCCTCAAGGAAATGCAGGGCGCTCTCGTCGGCGTCGTGGAGCCCCTGGCCCAGCTGGGCGCGGTGTTCCCGCAGTTCGACGCCAACGGCAACGAGACGGACCCCGGCTACAGCGTGGACACCGGCACCACGATCAACACCACCGCGTCGCTGCAGGCGCAGGAGTTGAACGCGGTGCTGGGCCTGCGCCCGTCGCCCACGGCCACCGTCATCAACCTCACCATCGTCAAGGCCGCGCTGACGGCCAGCGTCTAAGGAGTTGAGACGTGTCCACTGCGGCACAGAGGCAGTCACTCGTCACGGTCGTTGGCATCCCCGGCCAGTGGGCGACATACAAGGGTGGCACCGTCACGGCAGCCACCACGGATGTCTACAACGGTGGTGACCTGTACCCGGAGAAGGTCGCTTCGCCGGCAACCACTGCGGACGTGGCAATCGACCGGCCGTATGACCCGGAGCTGCACCAGGAGTATGTGCGGCAGCTGCGGGCCAAGGTTGGCCGCTGGCGTACCACGGTCACCGTCCAAGAGACGGATGAGGACTTGACGCCGATCGGGCAGCCCACGGTGTACGCCAACGCGCTGCTCACCACCCTCACCCCACCGGACTACGACTCGTCGTCCGGTAAGGAAATGCGGTGGGGCCTGACCTTCGCGGTGAAGAAGGCCGCCTGATATGCCGCAGGCAAGACGAGCGGCTATGGCAGGCGGCAAGGCTGCGAAGGCCGCACCGGGCAAGATGGCCGCTAAGAAGGCCACTCCCCCGGTGAGCCCGAGCAAGACGCCGACGAAGGCGCAGCGGCAGCAGATGCCTGCCAGCGACTTCGGTCTGCCGGCGACCAAGCAGTACCCGATCGACACGCCTGGCCGTGCCCGCAACGCATTGGCACGGGCCGCGCAGAACGCGACACCCTCGCAGCAAGCGCAGATCGCTCGGCGGGTCAAAGCGAAGTACCCGACGATCGACAAGCCCAAGGGCAAGTAGCAGCTCGACGCCACGCCCGTACCTGCTCCGCTTCCCCGGTGCAGGTGCGGG